GCCGTTTTGATTAAATCCAGTTATTGCGTAATTTTGACTTGGATAGGTTGCTGTACTAAATGAAGTTACTTGCGTACCATTTACATACAAAATAATGCGATCTGCAGAAGTTGCTTGTGTGGTATCAACAGCCACAACAATGTGATACCAAGCGGCAGGGTCACGGTATTTAGCAGTTGTTGTTAATATTGCACTTGACGTTTCATTAAAATAAATAGAAATAGTGTCAGCGTCATCAAAACGAATTGAATCTCTTGCCGTTCCTGAAATATATGCAGTAAATGTGTTTTCGTAATTAGACCCATTTCCAAGTAACCCACGTTTAATCCATGCGCTATAAGTAAACTTTTGCGTACTTGTTGCAGATTGTGTTGGAGTCCTGCTTAAATAAGCACTTGCACTTGAACGGAAACGCAAAGAGTTGCCCACATACTTGATTGGTGTCAGGTATCCGCTTGATGTGAATGTGTGGATGACGTTGCCACCAGTGATGGTGACAGTACCACCAGCCATTTGTTGGGTTGCGCCAGCGTAGCTGATGATGACGATGCCTGAGCCACCGTTGCCACCTGTTCCAGATGATGGGCCTCCGCCGCCTCCACCGCCACCCAAGTTGGCAGTACCAGCAGTTCCATTGGTGTTTATTGTGCCGCCAGCCCCGCCACCGCCTGTTCCTCCAGCGCCACCCGCTTGAGCATTGTCGCCACCGCCACCACCACCGCCACCACCTGCGTATGTGACAGATGTGCCAGAAATACTATTAGCAGTACCGTTACCACCAGCACCGCCAATATTTGCATTTTTGGTATTTCCCGCTTGCGAAGAACCACCGCCACCAGCACCAGCCCTTGCACCCGATGGACTTGCAGGGGCGGCAAGACTACCACCAGCAAAACCTTGAACTGGAGAGGTAACAGGGCTTGACGCACCTCCAGTTGTTGCGGTTTGGTAAAAACTTGCCGCACCGCCGCCAGAACCACCATCAGCACCATTGTTGATGCTTGTATCGGCATTGTCCGAGCCACCTCCACCTCCACCTGCTGAAGTAATAGTGAAAAAGGAAGAATCAGAACCGTTAACGCCTTTAGCGGCGTTGGTTGTTGAGCCAGCGCCACCAGCACCAACCGTGACAATATAAGTTGAGGTTGGGTCAATTGTTGCTGTGCTTGTGCGATAGCCACCTGCTCCACCGCCACCACCGCCATCGCCACTGGCTGAGTTTTCTGAACGTCCACCACCACCACCACCAGCAACAACCAAATAGGATGCTGTCAAAGGTGTGATTGGGCCAAGAGTGCCAGAAGTATTGAATGTGTGAATGGTGTTGCCGCCAACAGAAGTGACAACACCGCCAGAGAATTGTTGTGCGCCAGCATAGGAAATGATGACGATGCCTGAGCCGCCAGCGCCAGATGCTTGTCCAGTTTGATAACCACCACCGCCGCCGCCAGTATTAGCAGTTCCCGATGTGGGTGCTGTATTGTTATATGTAACACCGCCTTTACCACCGCCGCCAGAGCCACCATTTGCCGCAACTGTTGGACTATTTTGAGAACTACCGCCACCACCGCCAGCGTAAGTTACAGAAGAACCACTAATACTGCTTGCAGTTCCTGCGCCACCAGCACCACCTTGACCACCGCCTGAACCTGTGCCGTTTCCACCAACAGCAGAAGCACCGCCACCACCACCAGCACCACGATTTGCTGTAGTAGGATTGCCTGTTCCACCATTATTTCCCTGTGATGGACTTGTGCTTGGTGTATTTCCTAATCCTCCAGAAGTAGGTGAACCACTTCCTGCCGCACCACCACCACCACCAGAACCGCCATTTGAACCTGAGCCAGTAGTACCACCACCACCACCACCTGTAGAAGTTATTGTTGAAAATACAGAATCTGAACCATTATTTCCAACTGCTGATGTTGCTGAAGCACCACCAGCACCAACAGTAACGGTATAGGATAAAGTTGGGTTTAAAGATGCTGTTCCTGTTCTATATCCTCCTGCGCCGCCGCCACCACCATCTCCAGAACCTCCAGAACCCCCACCAGCCACTACAAGGTAGCTGGCAGATACGGTCGAAAGACCAGTCCACCCAAAGGCGGCAAGAGCGGCGGCTCCAAGCTTAGATAAACGTGGCATCTTCTATCCTCAAGCAAACTTGGTTTGTGATGCTAAAACGGTGAATGCGGCACTGCCTGTTTTGATGATCACATAGGTATAACTGTCAACTGAACTTGTATTGCCAGAAGTGGGCGCAGAACCGCCTTGCCACTTAGGTGTCACGCTGTTACCGTCAATGGTCACAGCGGAGTTGTAGTAAGCGGTTGATCCGTTGGTTACCAAGAAAGTGACAGACAAGGAATCGTTTGTGGACATGACCGTATTTAACGACGTGCCGCTAGAGCCTCTGAAGTTGACGGTGAAGTTGCCGCTGGCATTGGTGGTGTAGTACAGAACCGACTGGGTCGTGACATCGTAATTGACCGTGCCTGTCGCAGCAGTTGCTGAAATGGTTGCTGTCTCCAAAATATTGGAGGTCTTCATGTCAGCGTTTGATGAAGTGCCAGCAAAAGTCTGTAATGCAGTAAAGGTAGTTGCTGTTCCGGGCGCAACGTAATCCGTTCCCGCTGTGGCTGCCGTAAATGCTGAAGTGCCGTTACCTTTTAAAACGCCGGTCAGAGTAACTGCGCCTGAGCCACCGCTTGCAACTGGCAAAGTGCCTGATACATCAGCAGTCAAAGACACCGCGCCAAATGTCGGCGCACCAGATGCGTTGCCATGCAGCACAGTGGTTGATGTGCCTGCTGCTGTTGTCGCTAAAGCTGTTGTGGTACTGGCATAGGTAATGCCATATTGCGTAAATGCACTTGACTGACCCGTACCGCCATTTGCTGCGGCCAACGTACCGGCAACAGTTACCGCACCGCTTGTTGCAGTAGAAGGTGTGAGTCCTGTAGAGCCAAAAGAGATTGTGGAAACGCCGTCAACAGTGGTTGTGGCAATCTTGACAAAGTCTGAGCCGTTCCAGGCTGCTACGCACTTCTCGCCAGCCACCACAGTTATGCCGGTTGTAGGGCCCACGCCTCGCAAAACAATCGACTGAGTGCTACCAGTGGCGTTGATCACCATGTAGGTCTTACTCTGTGCAGGTGCAGTAATGTTTCGAGTAACCGTGCCGCTTGCGGTCCACAAAATAATCGCTTGACGAGCCTGGTTGGCTGACCCCGACGTTGTGGTCAGGGTCACGTCTGCATCGGCGCTGATAGTGGTTGTACCTGCAACAGCAGAATCCACCAGGGCTGTCAACTGATCATTGACAACCGTGCCCCAAGTGTTTGCCTCAGTGCCTGTGACCGGCTGTGCCAGGCCAAGAAGAGTGGTGTAATTAATTGTCATCTTGTTTTCCTCATGCCGCTATGCGTGTCCACACATTTGTCTGTTCATCGTCAACTTCGACCCAGCCGGCAGACTGAGAATCATCGACATTTTGCCAGTTAACTGATTGACTGTCATTAACAATCGTCCAACTGGCTCCTTGAGAATCGTCCACCAATGCCCAGTCCGGGGTTTGCGCATCAGGGACGATTGTCCAAACCAAAAGACTGCCAACTTGCCCCACGGCTTGGACGCCCGTGACATTGACAACCATGCCAATGCTGACAGTGACCGATCCAACGCTTCCCGTGGCCGACAAGCCTGTGACTGGGACGTTTGTTGTGACATTGACGTTGGCGGTGCCAACCTGTCCCGTCCCTTGTACGCCCGTGAGAGATACCGACGCATTTCCAGTAAGTGCAACAGAGCCGACCTCTCCAGTCGCTTGTACGCCTTCAACAAAAACGTTTGCATTTGCAGCAACTGTAGCAACACCGACATAACCGACAGCCTCGACTCCGGTGAGCAATACAGTCGCTGTGCCTGCAATAGAGACTGATCCGACTGCTCCAGTTGCCTGTACTCCTGTGAGCGTGACATTGGCGTTGCCCGTGGCTGTTGCAACACCAACATACCCAATGGCAGATACGCCTGTGAGGTAGACATTGGCGTGGCCGGTGACAGCAACTGATCCGACTGCCCCGGAGGCTTGTACGCCTGTGACTGCAACATCCGCACCGGCTTCGACTGTGGCAACGCCAACAAATCCTGTAGCTGAGACACCTGTGACAAGGACATCTGCACCAGCTTCGACTGTGGCAACGCCAACAAATCCTGTTGCAGACACCCCTGTAAGGACAACAGTGGCGCTTCCCTCAACTGAGACGCTTCCAACTTGTCCAGTTGCAGGGATGTTGACGCCACCTTGGCCCCATGGGGCAATGCCCCAGCCTTCGCTGCCAAAGCCACCAAGCGCGATCTCGATATTGGTAGTTGCCTCAACGGAACCAACCTGGCCTGTTGCAGACAGCGTGGTCGAACCCTCGCCCCATGGGGCTTCTCCCCACGGTTTACTGCCAAAGCCACTGAGTGCGATCCGTACATCGGCCACTTACGCCTCTTAGGCGATACGAAGTATCGCGTTAGTTGCGTCAGCAGTGGGGAAAATGATGGTGAAGGTGCCTGCTGTGGAGGTCTTTGCGCCACCAAAATCCAAAATACACACCGAGGGGTCACCCGCAGCAGAATCGTTGTAAATCATGGCTCCATAGGCCGTGATAGTGGCACTGGTGAAGGACAAATCAGCAAAATCCGTGTATGCAGTCGTGCCAGAGGATGTCGGAGTCACGTTTGTGAGCGTGCCACCACCCGCAGAATACGAACCCGATGCGCTTACCTCGCCTGTGGCCGTGTACGCGGTCGTGGCTGCGGTAAAAGAAGGGGTGTTGTCATACAAAGCAAGCTTGAAAGTGCTTCCCGTGCCTGTCGTAAAGTTGTGCACAGCCTTCATCAGCTCCACTTTGAAGCTTGTGCACATGAAATTTCCTGAAAATGCCATTTTTAATCTCCTAACAAATGAACGAGGTCGGAATGCCCTGCTTCACGCAGACGAATTGCAATAGTTGCCCTGTCTTGCCTCACGGCTTCTTCTAAATAGGACTTGATTACCGAGCGAACAGCGCCCCTAAACGCCATTGCTTGGTCTCTGATAGCCGGATGGGACTCTTTTCCAACGTAAAGAATCTTTTCGATAGCGCGATCGGCCAACTCGTCGGGCGTCCAACCGCGTCCATTGGTGGTAGCGACGCTTATTCCGCCCAACAGTACAGCAGGGGATTGGTTGCTGATCATGGTCCAGGTGTCTCCGATTTAAGTTGAACACGTACCATGCCATCACGATACTCGTCACGACGACGGCGACCTTGTTGCTCGATACCCAGGCCTTGAAGAGCCTGCTTGTAGCTTGCGTCAAAAGTAGCCATCATCTCAGGTGGCCCCTTGGTATAGCTGTACGCTTGGATCAAACAGGCATAGAACAACGCCTCAGGGGCATTTGTGCTGATCCATGTCGTGTTATTTGTTGAAGAAAGCTGTGCAGGACGGTAGATGTATCCCATCTCAACCACAAACGATGCGTTTGGGGTCGGCGCAATGTAAAAAGTGTTCTGATCCCACACGGAATAGTATTTGGGAATGCCTGTCGTGGCCCCATTCGGCCAATACTCTTTCATGAAGGACGTGTCACGAAAGTCCAAGAAAATTTGGTCTGATCCAGACGTGACCATCATGTACCGATGGGTCAAGATGTCGCTTGGCGCAGACAAGAACTTATTTCCGCTGGTCATGTTGCCTGTCACTTCAAGCTTGAAGACATCCAAATCGATGTCTCGCAGGATTCTGTTCTCGGCAAAAGTGATGAACGTGTTTATCACCGAGTTGGTGAAAACGTTTGCGTCTACTTCAGTGTAGTTTCGTATGTTTGTTACAAGTTCATCGTATGTCATGATGTCTCCACCCTCACAGAACCTACCACGCCTTGAGCAATCAATGCCTGGTCTTGCACGTATGGGCGCATGTCATTGGTGTTTCTGGCGCTTCCGTAGCTTTGGAAAGCCGAGAAGCCAGGCGCACCCACAAACACCGATACAGGCTCAATTCTATCGGGCCTGGGCTCGTACAAGGCAATTGCATCGCCTCTATATTTCAAAGGCTCGAGTTGCGGCTCTTTTGGTTCGTAATCGTCTGGGCAAACTTTGAAGCCGCGCCAGTTTTTACGCAGCACGTTGTACTCATATCGCTGTCCGCAATAATCACACAGGCCATATGAAAATTTACCTGTTGCGAAGGCCATGCGTTACACCCCTAAGTCAGGAACGAAGTTAACGCTGGCAGTGTCTCTGTCTTCCATCGCGGCGCGTAGGAAATCTTCTTCGTAAATGGTCTTCAAAGCGCCCGTGCGCTCGGGAGCGTACTTCAAAGAGATGTAGTACGCCAGCCCTGATGTCAGGCAGGGCAAAAATCTGAAGTTGACGTCGGATGTGTTGGTGTATGCCCCAGCATCCTGAATACGACGAATCCTGTAGTACACAAACGTGTAGTTCTGGTCCGCAGCAGGGTAGAAAAACACCTTTGGCACGTTTGTTCTCTGTACATAGTACTGAGCAGGACGTGCTTGAGACGTCTTATCAGGGATGTTCAGGTACTCAGAG